CCTGCCTCTCTCTCTCCGACTGAATCCAAACCAATGCTGGACAGTCCGTTTAAGAACCGACCCAATCCGAATCAATGACAACTAAACCCAAACGATCCAAGAAGCTTGTGGGGAATTTAAAACCTCGCCTACATTCGCCATTTCTCAAAGGTCAAACACGCGGCAACGAGGTTGCTGAGTTGGCTGAGAAGATTGGTCAGCCATTATTGGCGTGGCAAAAGTTAATTTTGGACGATATGTGCAGTGTTGATAAGGATGGGCTTTTTGTACGCAAATCCAGCTTGCTTTTAATAGCTCGACAATCTGGAAAATCACATTTAGCCAGAATGAGGTGTTTAGCAGGTTTATTCTGTTTTGGTGAGAAGGACATCTTGATCATGTCCTCTAATAGAGCTATGGCGATGAAGTCCTTCAACATCATGGCTGACATCATTGAGCGAAACGACTTCTTGAGAGTTCAACTTAAAGATGGAGACATTAAGAAGGGTATTCGCAGAACTAACGGCGATGAACGCATAATCCTTGCCTCTGGAGCGCAGCTTGAAGTAGCAGCGGCAACGAGTGACGGCGCACGCGGCAGGTCAAGTGATTTCTTATGGATCGATGAATTACGCGAGGTATCAGAAGCCGCAATGGACGCTGCAAAAAGCGTGACGCTTGCAAGAGTCAATAGCCAGCGTCTATTTACTTCCAATGCTGGAGATGCTTTCTCAAAAGTCCTTAATGACCTGCACGAATCTTGTAAGCACTATCCACCTAAGTCTTTAGGTTATTACGAATATTCAGCCCCAGAGTTTTGTGACATATGGGATCGTAAAGCTTGGGCTATGGCAAACCCATCATTAGGATATTTAATTTCAGAAGAAGCCATTGAGGAAACGATTGCAACCTCAACACCAGAAGCTGCAAGAACCGAAACACTTTGTCAGTGGATTACCAGTTTGTCGTGTCCTTTCAGCACCGAAGTTTTAGAAAACAGCTCAGATAGCACTCTTGAAATGTCTGTTGGGGCTTATACTGTGTTTGGTTTCGATGTCAGTCCTTCACGCAGGAACGGATCACTAGTCGCAGGACAACTTCTCCCAGATGGAAGGATTGGCATTGGAATCCTAGAGACTTACAGCTCTCAGGTCGCAATTGATGAATTAAAAATGGCGGCAGCCATAAAAGGCTGGGCAGATATTTACAGACCACGGCTTGTCTGTTTTGATCGTTACGCTACTCAAACAATTGCCGATCGTTTGGCTCAAAGTGGCGTTGTTGTGGAAGACGTATCAGGACAGCAATTCTACAAAGCCTGTGGAGACCTTTTGGAAGGCATGACCAATCTTCGGGTTGTTCACAATGGGCAAAAAGAATTGATAGAGCAATTTTCAAACACGGCAGCTAAGCAGAACGATTCGGCTTGGAGAATCATAAAAAGGAAATCCGCTGGAGATATTTCAGCCCCAATCGGACTTGCAATGGTCGTGAGCAAATTGATGATTCCAACCCCTAAACCTCAAATCTATACTTAGACACGCCCTAGCACATTGTTTAATCTCTTGACAAATGCTACAATTTCTGTCTATGGGTATCTTCTCGCGTAAATCGCAAATTGTTGAAGCACAACTGGCACCGCAAGTTATGGGTGAAAACATGCCCAGCCTTTACAATGCAATTTTTGCTAGGGTCTCACGACATGACGCCATGTCTGTACCAAGCGTTGCAAGAGCTCGTAATTTGATCTGCGGAACAGTTGCATCAATTCCTTTAGAGTATTACAAAACTTCTACTGGTGAAGTAATTGCTCCACCTAAATGGATTAAGCAACTTTCTAAAAATCAACCATCATTTGTTACATTGACTTGGTGCGTAGATAGTCTTCTGTTTTATGGGGTCTGTTATCTTTTAATTACTGAGCGGTATGCCGAAGATGGACGCCCAGCGGCATTTGAATGGGTTGCTAACTCACGCGTTACATTCACAACCGATCTCGAAGGCATCATGGTTACTCAATACTATGTTGATATGAAGCCAATTGACATGAACGATATTGTGACGATTCAAGGATTTGATGAAGGCGTATTAGATCGCGGAAGTCGCACAATTCAAGCAGCCATTGACGTAGAACGTGCAGCAGCTACTAATTCTGCTCAACCACAACCTGCTGGGTATATCCGAAACAACGGAGCTGATTTGCCGCCTAGTGAAGTGCAAGGATTGCTTTCTGCTTGGAAGCGCGGCGCGCAAACAAATTCAACTCGCTACTTGACTTCTACTTTAGAATACAACGCAGTTTCATTTAGTCCAAAAGACATGATGTATAACGATGCTATTCAAAATCTTTCAACACAAATTGCTCGCACAATGAATGTGCCTGCTTATTATTTGTCAAGTGACATGAATTCTACGATGACCTATGCCAATGTGCAAGATGAGCGTAAACAATTTTATGCGCTATCCATCGAGCCTTATATTCAAGCAATTCAGTCTCGTCTTTCAATGGATGATATTTCTACATCTGGGCATGAGGTTAAATTCTGCGTAGGAGACACATTCCTTAAGCAAGATCCTTTAGTCGAAATTCAAGTGCTTGAAAAACTTATAGCTCTTGGACTAATTACAACTGAACAAGCAATGGCAATGACAGATTTAACACCAAACGGAAGTGCAGGCATCTAATGGATCAACTAATCATTGAAGCATCATCAATTGAGTGCAACGAAGACCGCCGAGAAATCTCTGGCAAAATTGTGCCTATGGGAACAGGCGAAATTGGACAAACCAATATGGGCGGCGTTGTATTTGAGGCTGGCTCAATTGAAATTGCAGACCCAACAAAAATTAAATTGTTATCTCAGCACGACATGAAAAAGCCAGTGGGGCGCATGATTTCTGCTGAGGTTCGTCAAGATGGTATCTATGCAACATTTAAGTTATCACGATCAACAGGTGGTAACGATGCACTTATTCAAGCACAAGAAGGATTGGTTTCAGGTCTTTCTGTAGGTGCAGAAGTAATTGCATCAAAGCCTTCACGCGATGGACATATTGTTGTTTCGTCAGCACGTCTAAAAGAAGTTTCTCTTGTAACAGAGCCAGCATTTAAGTCTGCTCAGGTGCTAGAGATTGCAGCAGAGGAAACAATCCCTGCTGAACCAACACAACCAGAAAGCGAGCCCATCGTGGAAGAAACCACTCAGGCAGAAGCTCCAGCAGTTGAAGCGGCAGCAGTAGAAGCGGCTCGCCCAACAGTTGCAGTTACTAATGTGCGCGAGCGCATTGCACCAATTTCATCAGCACAATATCTAGAAGCTAACATCAAGGCAGCAATGGGTGACGATGCAGCACGTCGTACAGTATTAGCAGCCGATGATTCAACTTCAACAAATACAGGTTTGACACTACCTTCACACCTAAACACATTCCTAACAGATACATTTTCAGGACGCCCAGCGTTCAATGCTGTAACTCGCGGATCACTTGCAGGAATCACTGGTATGTCATTTACCATTCCTCGCCTTTACACAAATGCATCATCTGCTAACACTGCTCCAACAGTTGCAGCAGTTAACGAAGCAGCAGCAACATCAGAAACTGGGATGACCTCAGCTTATGACACGATTTCGATTCAGAAATATTCTGGCTTGAATGAGGTTTCATTTGAACTCATCGACCGCAGTTCGCCTGCGTTCATGGAACTTTTGATGTCTGAGTTGAGAAAAGCGTATGAGAAGGCAACAGATACAGCACTTCTTTCAGCATTTGCATCATCTGGAACAGTTGCAACACAAACTGCTTCAACAGCAGCAGGATTGCAGTCATTCATTGCAACAGAATCAGCAGCAGCATACAAGGGTACTGGCGGCGAATATGCTAACCAGCTTGTTGCATCTACTGATCAGTGGGCAGCGATCATGGGCTACGCCGATGATAACAAGCGCGCACTATACGCAGCTGCACAACCACAGAACGCATCAGGTGTAGTTTCACAAGGTTCAACAGTTGGCAACGTTTTGGGTGCTAACCTCATTGTTGATCACAACATCACAACATCAGGTGTTGCAGATGATTCAATGTTCCTTGTAGCTCCAGGTTCTGTCTATACATGGGAATCACCTACAACTGAACTTCGTGTCAATCTACTTGGTACAGGTCAGATCCAAATCGCACTTTACGGTTACTTGGCACTATATGTTGGCAAGTCTGGCAAGGGCGTACGTCGCTATAACGCTCCAGCAGCGTAAGCAAAACTAAGTCGCTCTGGGGAGTAGTAGCCCTCTACTCCCCAGAGTCTTTAGAAAGGAATCGGAATGTCACTCTGCACGGTAGCTGAACTCAAAAGCGTTCTTGGCGTAGGCTCGCTATATTCAGATGCGACAATTCAAGAAGTGTGCGACGCAGCAGATGCTGTCCTACTTCCAATGCTATGGGCTCCTAAATGGTTTTCAGTTGCACACGAAAACATAGTCGGACAAGGAACTCTTTACTTTGATGATCCAGTTCGCGATACTTTTTATGTAGGTCAGAGCGTAACCATTGCTAATTCTGGTTCTTCGTATAATGGAACTAAAACAATCACAGCAGTAGGCGATTACTCAATAACAATGAATACAAGCCATTCTACTGCTCAGGCTTATCATCCAATTTTTCCTTATGGAACTGTTTCTACAACTACTTATACTGACTGGACTTTAGACGCTGCTGTTCAAAATGCTGCCGTCATGGTAAGCACAGAAATCTGGCAATCTAGAACCGCTACCCTTTCAGGTTCTAACCTTGTCGATTTCCAGCCCTCACCTTACCGAATGTCAGCTCAGCTGCTCGCTAAGGTCAGAGGATTAATAGCTCATGCAATTGATCCAAGATCAATGGTGGGATAATGCCAACACCAGCAATCACTACTTTAAGAACTACTTTAGCAACTGCGCTAGTAGATAACACAAGGTGGCAAACTTTTGCATTTCCACCAGCTACTGTGCTCGCAAATTCAGTTATTGTCAGTCCAGACAATCCGTATCTGACTCCTAATAATAACTCTCAAATTTCAATCAGTCCTTTTGCCAACTTCAAGCTGATTATTACATGCCCGTTATTTGATAATGAGGGAAATTTGAATGGCATAGAAGATTTTGTAGTTCGAGTGTTTAACCTACTCGCTGCATCTTCTTTCACATATAATGTAAGCGCAATCAGTGCGCCTAGTGTTCTCAATGCTGCAAGCGGAGATTTGCTCAGCTGCGAGATGTCCGTAAGCATACTAACGAGTTGGGGATAACATGTCCGATATAGATAACGACAAAGCAAATGCGGAATGGCTCGTAAAAATCGGGCAGACTGCAACAGCACCAGCACCAAAACCAGTCACTAAGAAAGATGAGGAATAATCATGGCACAGGGAATAGTAAATAAGGTTGGATTTAAAGTAGGAGCATCAGACCCTGCGTCAATCGATCTTAGCGCGTATGTAACAAGTTTTACATTGACACGATCAGCAGATCAGATCGAGACAACGGCTATGAACGATACAGGGCATCGTTACGTCACAGGGCTCGAGAACAATTCAATTGC